GGGTCAGAAGGGAAAATGATTTCGAAAGGATTGAGCAGATAACGAGGAAATTGTTCACTGTGAATAAACTCAGTATTCTCAGGATAATCACTAAAGTCTCTCTCATCCGAAACATCCGAAATACTAATCATTATCAGCTGCCTCCCATCTGAATATTAGGCCAAATTCCTTACTAAACATATCCATGGCATCCTCATCCATTCTATCGAGATAGTAAAGAATGCTCCTACCTTCCTGTGCTGCAATGTCTTTATACTTTTCGCCTGCTTCGGCCATGATGCGATCATAGGCGGAACGTATATCTTCAAGACTGGAAAGTTCCTTTGGCCATGCACCGGGCGTTTGTAGCACATAAGTGCCAAGACGGTTACAAGCACGAATCTCCGCGAGCTTTCCTCGCCGAAGCATATTGATGTCTTCTGCTGAAAAAACTGAACCGTTGGGATGATTGTGAGTCAATATACCGCCATGCATCAACTTCATTTCTTTGGCAGTGAATGTCACCGAGTCTTGGGTTCCTTTTTTTCGGAATATCTTCTCACCGTTCGCATTATACAGAGATGCAGTCTCATATGCATTGCCTGAGATGATACGCTCATCACGAAACAGCTCAGTGCGTGCTTCTTCACTAAAAGTATCACTACCAATGCGCTTTGTGGTATCAACCTTTGAAGGTACGATTGGTGCAGAAAGACCGCCTGCTTTTTTGTCCCTTGACTCCATTATACCACTTTCCGCAGATTTGTCAAGGCGTTTTCGGGTCTGTTCGGCAAGTTTTCGCTTGGCAGCAGCAGAGGCCTTTGCAGCGGTGCTTCTGCCATAGCCCACCACGGCGGTGCGGTCGTTTTTATAGTCAAGTCCCTCATCGGCGCAATACTGCTTCAAAGCCTGCTCCCGCTGTTTCAGCGTAACAGATGCCTTTGCAAAGCCCTCGGTATCACCGGTAGTCTCCAGCATCATGCATTCCCGTTTGGAGCGTCTCACACGGCGTTCCAGCTCCCGCTGATGCTGCATCTTCTGATACAGCGCATCATTTTCCTTTTCGTCATAGGGGAAATACCGCTGCACATCAATACCGGGTGTGAACGGATAGACATGATGCCCGCAGTTGATACCAAGCAGCCCATCCGGCTCACCGTAGGAGCTGTCCTTCCAGGCATAATAGCGGATCTTCCTGCCGTGGAGATCGGTGGTATAGCCGCCGCTGCCGTTGCGGTTGAAGATCTTGCCCTGATCCTTGGCACACTTAGGGCGGGCTCCGGCATGGCTGCTGACCTCCAGCAAGGTAAGATCGTAAGCGTCCATGCGGTCAAACTGTACCTGATGTGCCACGTTGGACATGGTAGTACGCAGATCCATGTTGATATACGCTTCGGGAGTCCACTCTCTGCCCAGCTTATCCACAAAGGCGGGAATGCCTTTTTCCGTCATCTGATGAATACAGCGCCGCAATGCTGCCTGACGGCTTTCCCCACCCGTTACCATGGAGCCTGCTGCTTTGTTCAGCATAGCAAGGAACTCAGGTTTATCAGCAAGCTCTGCGGTATCGTTGATGAGCCTGCGGGCAGCCGCCTTTGCCTTGTACTGCATTACTGTATTCACCATATTCAGCGCATCCTGTGCCTGTTTGCGATAGGCTTTCAGGACTGCTGCGGTGGTCACATCTACGGGAATGTCGGTATCATTGATGAAGCCTTCACGGGCAAGCTGCCGGAAGCCCGGCTCCAGCTCCTCTATGGCTGCCAGAGCCGCAGTTTCCAGAGCAGCCTGCATTTCTTCCGTGATGATATCCGAATAGGAGAGAATGGTCTGCAGGTTCTGCCGGTTGAGCGCACCCATCTGTGCAAGCATCTGCAGCTTCCATTGTGCCGTGCTGCTGTCTGCGCTGCCCTTTGCCAGATATGCCGCAATATTGGCGATGAGGTCTGTTTCCAATCCCGTGTAGAGATCGGCAAGGCCCTCACTCCACTGCATCAGTTCCAGAGGTGTCATCGCCTTCGCCCTTTCTGCTGCTCAGAAAATCATCTACCGCAAGACCGCCGACCGATTGCTCCTTGGCGATACGTTCCAGCTCTGCCAGTGCTTCGGCTTCATCGCACTTCTGCACATCCATTATGGCCTTTACCTTGGATTTCAGACCTGCATCCACCAGCTTGATGTTGTTATCAATGAGGGTGTTGTCATCAATGACGATGTTGTCCTGCCAGCCTACCGTCACGGTGTATTCGGCTTGGGGGATCAGCTTCAGAAAGACACCCACGGCGATTAGCGCATGAATGATCGTTTCAATGGTCTCTGTCAGCAGGTTTTTATTGGATTTGACCGTGCGTGCGGTCTTGCTGTCCTGGGAGATGATCTCCGTAGCCGTTTTCAGCCCCTGTACCGCATCAAAAGAGAGGGAGCCGGGCGAAAGTCCCACCTGAAAACAGAGGATATTCAGCAGCGCATTGATGCCTGCAACGTGCTCCTCGATTCGCAGAGTAATGGTGTTGTCTGTGATCTTCATTTCCTTGGTGTCGTCTGCTTTCAGCGCTACAAACGCTTCATCATCGGCATCAAAATACCGTACCAGTTCTCCGGAAGTGGGGTCCACTACCGTCTGGATGGCAGATGCCGGCACGATGATCCGCTTTTTACCGAGAAGAAACTCCCGCACAAAGCTGTCAAATGCAATATCCAGTGCCTCCAGCGTGGAAAGAGCATTGGCATAGATGCTCATGCCCAGCGGTGTGTCATACTCTGCATTGTTGGAGACACAGGGCTTGAAATAGGCAAACATGGGGGTATCCGTCTGATAATCCGTCTGCTCGGGGAACGCATACAGGGTGCTCAGCGGACAAGGCGTGCCCACTTCTCCGTTGGAGCGTGCCTGAAACAGCTTGTGGGTGATCCTGCCCCGCTGATGCCGTTCCACAAGGGTGTAATAATACTCCTTGCTGCGGGTTGTGGATACAAAATCACCGGCCAGGACTGTCTTGGAGTCCCAGCCGGTGGGGAGAAACTGTTCTGCATGGATGTAGCTGAGCTGCGGCTGCTTTTGGTCTGCATATACCTTGACCACACCACCTCCCAGAGCATAGGCATCGGTCAGAAGCAGGGGCATATTGTCCCAGAAGCCGTTGCGATCCAACTGCTGATCAATGTAGCTTTGATATTGCTCATTGCTGACAGTGATGCTGCACTGCTCCGAAAAGGTGAGTGCAGAAAAGTGATCACACAGCACCTTGGCAGTGCTGAGGGTATATCGGCTCCTGTCACCCTTTTTGTACAGACCGCCACGCTTGACCTTCAGCCAGGGGGGATTGTTTTCAAAGATATCACGCCACAGTCTGATCCGTTCACTGTAATAAGCGGATACATCGGGGATGGGATCCTGCGGAAAGGCCGCTTGTATGGCCGAAAGATTCATGACTGTTTCATACCTCCTGTTTCAACGAGATCTTGCATATAAGGCTCGATGCTGTATTCCATGGCATCCAGACTGTCAATATTGTAGTTGCCGTCATCCAGCCGCACGTCCTTGGTAATCTGCTTGCTGTCCCAGACAGCCGTCTGCATGGCTTCAATGAGATGCCTGCAATGCTTCATCACGAAAAAGCGATGCTGTGACAGCAGATGATCCGTCAGACGGATGCGTCCAAGGATCCCGGACTTTTTGGCGTTGTGAATGTTGATCGGGACACGGGCTTTTACCGCTGCCGCTGTCACGCCTTTGATCAGTACCTGTTCTGCGGAATCGAAATAGGCATTATACACTCTGTACTGCTTTTGACAACGGCGGATAAATGCAAGAATATCCTGCTCCAATACGGATGGAGAGATCACTTCCTTGCGGTAGTATTCCTCCAGCACCACTACCCGCTGTAAGGATCGGGAAAAGCCTGTACAGATGCCTGCATGAGCGGAGCCGTTGCCGCCGAAGTCAAAGCCGATATTGGCAAAGAGAATATCATCGGGCGGTGCATCCAGCAGATAATCTGCTGTGTTGTTTGCAAATGCCCGATAGATCAGGCCCTCTGCATTGCACCACAGCCCCTTGATATACCGATCATGGAATACACCTGAGAAGTTCTTTTCGGCGTGTGCCAGTTGTTCCGGTGTCAAAGTCGGATTATCCGACATGAGAAAATGCAGGTGCAGAGCGTTTCGTTCCTTTGCCTTACAGATCCACTCCTTATAAAACCAGTGAAACTGATGCTCCGGGTTGCAGTTGAACCACAGCTTGGCATTTTCTACCGAAAGCGTTCTGGTAATAGCCTGCTCCACAAAGCTGCGGGGCATCAGCGCTGCTTCATCAAAAAGGACACCACTCAGCGTGATGCCCTGAATCAGCATATAGGAGGATTCATCCTTACCGCCAAAGACATAGAAATGATTTTTACGCCCATTGCCCTCTACCGTCAGCAGATTGATGGAACGGGTATAGGTCAGCTTGAAATATGCCGTAATATCTGCAATGCTTTGTAAAGGCATAATAATGTTGCGCTCTGTCGAACGAACGGTTTTGCCGCAGATGCCAAAGGTCGCTCCGTCAAACTCATGCATTGCCCACAAAATAAAGGCAGCGATCATGCATACAGTCTTACCGGAACGGACAGCACCGTCGCAGATCACTGCACGGTAAGCATGGCCGTAGCACCATCGGAACAATTGCTTCTGCTTGGAAGATAGCTTTGCAAACGTCATGTGTCATCTGCCCCCAATGCCTGATACAGCAGCGGTGTTTCTGCAGCAGCCGAAGGAGTATCCCTGACAGCTGCATCCTTCTTCAGCTTCAGCTCCTGCCGTTTCAGCTCCAGTTCCGCTGCGGCAATATCCTTGCCCAGAATGCTGCGGATCTCACGGAAGGCTTGTACGTCACCGGCAGCGGCCTTCAGAAATAATGCTGTCAGCAATACCATCTCATTGTCGGTATCTTCTTCTTCCACACCAAGCGCATCCAGCTGTTCTTTGTCATTATCGCACGGAGGGAGCGAAAGGAGCAGCTGCAGCTTTTGCTTCATAGACTTCTTTCTGCGTCTGGCTGCTGCCGATGCCTTGCCGCCGTTCGACTGTTCCTCGACTGTCAGCTTGTGCGCCGCAGGGATTAAGTTATGATCGTTCACTGTTTGCTGCTCACCACCCTCCTTCATGCGGAGACGAAAAGCACCGTACATCCTGTGTGGGGTGTACGGTGCCGAAAAGCCTGTCTCATGCTCCGCTGCTTTTCTATTCTACATTATATCACAGGTTGTATGTTAGATTCAATTAGATGTTTGACAGCCCGCAGAGATTCCGGATGCAGCACATGAACGGTATGCTGATAGCTGTAATGCATCTCCACAGCGATCTGTTCAAACTTCATGCCGGCAAGATACCGATAGCGGAGCAGCTCACGGTGATGCTGCTGCGGTACTGCGTTGATGACTGCAATGATCTCTGCTCTGACCGCATCCAGCGTATGGGTAAGCTGCTCGGTCTGCGCTTCCAGTCGGAGCAGTTGCTCTGTGATGCGGGGAATGCGCTGACCATCACCGGTACCACCGCTTTCGGAATCAAAGCTGACGGTACATTTCTCTGCCAATGACCGCAGACAGATGGCTTCCTGTGCATTGGCTTCGATCTGATGCTGTATTTCCCGGTATCGCAGCAAAAAGGCTTTGGGGTCCATTGGCGTTGCTCCTTTCTTCAAGGGTCGTAGTGCAGAATCTCACGGTCAATTCTTTCAAGCTGCCGCAGCTCCTTGCGGTCGATCTGCTCGGTGATGGCTGCATCGGTGATGCCGTACATGGTCTGCACCTGCCGCAGCATGATGTAGCAATCTGCCAGCTCCGAGGTCACATCCTCACAAAACTGTGAAGTGATCTGATCGGCACGGCGGGTCAGCAGCAGGATCAGCTCCGAAAGCTCCTGCACTGCCTGGATCTTCTGATTCTCCGTACCGTAGTGTGCAAGGATACGGTCGGCAGTTTGGTTGTGTAGCGGGGTCAGCATGGGGATTCTCCTTTCTCGGTTTCTTCGGGTGGCTTTAAGTCCATCTTTGCGCCGCAGCAATTACAGAAAGCGCCATAAGCACTTCGTATTTTGTCCCTATGGTAGTAGTCATTGTGTGAAATCGGTCTCGGCTCTCCACAATGGGAACATTCTTCATACGGGTCACCGTAGGGCTCGGTCTCTCGCTCTATCCATCGAGCGTGGATTACTTCTGCTTCACCGCACTTCTGCATCTTCCTGATCTGCCTGCCGTAAAAGCCGTTGTCACCGGTCAGCAGACCGATCACCGTGCAGGCTTTTTCTGCGATCTCATAGACCGACTGTGCTTTCTCGATCTCGGCGGTCAGCGTGCCCACCGTGCGGATGGCATTCTGATACTCGGCATAGACCTCCCGTGCACGGTAAATCTCCTGTACCTGCCGCTGATAGTCTTTCAGGAGCAGCCGCTTTCGGTTTTCGGCATCCTCCTTGGCCATTCCGTCAAAACGGAAGGCACGGTACACGGCAGTCAGCTCGGCAAAATACTTGTAGGCGGCGGGAGGCAGAGGGAGCAGGTTCACAGTGCCGTTATACGCCTGCCGTTCCAGTGCTGCCCATGTCTCAGGGTTTCGCAGATCAATTTTCATAGTCTCGCTCCTTTTCGCTTGAGGGTTATGGAGGGTTGGAGGGTTTACCATAGAGTATATATATAATTTCACTTCAATTTTTCATATGATAGAATAGGAATAACCCTCCAACCCTCCAGTCCATCCATGAATTATTGGTTATATTCCGTTTGCTCGAGCGATATGCCCGTATAGAAAATGAATCCTTGTGCTTTCTTTTTACCGATGCCATCTCGTTTGGTCAACTCCGTGCCAAACTTTGTGCTGGACATCAGGTATTCATTGTGCTCCTCTGCCCACTTTGCGTAAATGGCATAGAGCTTGGAAGCCTTGGTCTCACCCTCTCCCATCACACAGCAGGCATCCAGGAATGCGGAGATCACATCCATCTCATGCCGGTACTCTCTGACTGCATCCAGCACCTTCCGGGGCATGGTAAGACCCTCATTCTGCCACTTGATACAGCCCTGTACCGCCCATTTCAGAATGCTTTCGGCTTCCTTCACCAGCTTATACTTCAGCTTTTTGTCCACCTGATCCGCAGGGATCTGCACCTCAAAGGGAATCAGGTGAATGCGCCGCCA